CCCCTAATGCTTTTAACTTTAACTCGGCGTTGGCAATCATTTTAGGGTCAAGACCAGCCGCCTTCGCTAGTTTAGCAAAGGCAACAGATTGTTCTTTACCTTGTTGTTGATGTAACTTCAACAAATTCTGGAGCAGTTGCTCCATTACAGCAGTGTCAATGGCCATCGTTATTTTCCCTAGTTAAATGCATATATAAATAATTCACCAGTCTTATAGAAACTTATTTATCGGAGTTAAAACCATGGAATCTACACAACCTAAACAACGGGTAAACCCACTTACTAGCCTTATGAGGCAACCCAAAATATATATTAAATTACCCAGCAATGGGAGATTTTGGTCTCCTAATAGCTTAGATATGTCTCCTAGCAGTGAGTATGCTGTTTATTCAATGACAGCAAGAGATGAGTTATTATTAAAAACTCCAGATGCTTTAATGAATGGTCAAGCAGTAGTTGATGTTATCCAAAATTGTGTTCCTGCTATTAAAAATGCATGGGAAGTGCCTAGTATCGATCTTGATGTTATTTTAATAGCCATAAGATTGGCCACCTACGGAGAAATGATGGAAACTTCTCTTAAGATTGGTGAAGAAGAAATGCACTACAATGTTGACTTAAGAAAATTATTAGATTCGTTATACGAGACCATCACTTGGGACGAACGAATTAACATAGGAACAGATTTGGCATTGTACATTACACCGGTAAAATATAGCCTTATTAGTAAAACTAGTATTCAAAATTTTGAAACACAAAAACTAATGAGTCTTGTGAATAATTCAGAGTTGACCGAAGAACAAAAGATTGACACCTTTCGAGAAAGCTTCAAAAAATTAACAGATATTACTGTGGGTATTATTAACAATTCAGTATACAGGATCGAAAGTTCGGCAGGAACAACCGAAATTCTAGAAGATATTACTGAATTCATGGAAAACTGCGATAAGAGTGTGTACGATGCAGTTAAAGATCGATTAGAAAAATTGAGATTGTCTAACACCCTAAAACCAATTAAAATTCGAGCAACACCCGAAATGATTGCCAACGGTTCTGAGGAAGAAGTTGAAATACCACTAACATTTGATCCTGCAAATTTTTTCGGATAAGGCTCTTATCCCTGTCGCTAGATGAAATAACTCAATTAGCAACTACAATGGAAAAAGAGATAAGGGCCATAAAAGATGAAATTTTTAAGATGTGTTGGTTCATGCGTGGTGGCATAACCTTAATCGAAATGTATAATACTGACTACAGTGATCGAGAAGTTATTGCCAAGTTAATTGAATCTAATTTAGAAACAACTAACAAAACTAAAATGCCGTTCTTTTAATTACAGTGTAATGCCTAGAAACTTGCTAACAAACGGCTGACTGATACTTTCGTTTGTTCCACTGGCCAATCTATCTTGATCGTCAATTATATCCAACTGATCGCGTAGTGCTGCCCGTTCTTTTGGATCTAGAGTTGCGTACATTTTCTTAAAACCATCTAATGTTGTAGGAGCCGGTCCGGACATTGTTGGCGCACTAGGCGGTTTAGTAGGCGCTGCGGGTTGCTCTGGCGCTGTTGGTTCAGGATCAGCAGCACCAGTAGGCTCAGTTTGCGGGCGGGCAGCTCTACCCTGTTGTGCAGCTACTATTTTAGAATAATTTTTTCTAACTGCATCTTTGATAATCTTATCAATTTGAATATTGTTCAGTCCGCCTGCAACTGCTTCCATAGTAGGATCAATTCGTTCAGGAGGAGTTGCTACATTAGGTGCACCACCTGCAGGATTTGGAATAGTATCCAAATCACTTAAACCTAAATCTTCTAGAAAATCAATTAAGTTTTGATATGTAGGTTCTGTGCCACCACCTACCATCTGCTGAAACTCGGCTCTAATATTATCAGCAATACGTCCTGCATGGGACGCACCCGTTGATTGCAATTTGGATGCTTGTCTATTGGATCGCATTTTATTCAGAGCTCCGCCAATATTTTTAAGTATTCCTAACTCATTGACTTGAGTTTCATTTAATAGATCATTGAATTTCATTATATTACTTCCTGATAACAGTTTATATATTTATAGTGAGCATACGCTCACTTGCTTCTGCGCTATCGCTTGAAGCAATTTTTACATCATAGGCGATTAAATATTATCTAGATCGTTCAGTCACACTTTGCCCAAGCCGGGCAAAGAAATGGAACATTATCTGAGTCGAACATGTATCACTTAGTGTTAGAGCAGTTACAGTGGCGGTTGATCGGTACCACGAGCTCCGTCTTTATACAACGGCAGCATATGAATATACACTAACATATTCATATACCCGGGGTTTTCTCCCCTCCTTTTGCCTTTTTTCTTACTTCAAACAACCATACCGCGGCGAATTTGCGATTTACGTCCTGTTAAGGATAGTGGTTGAGTACTCTTAGCGGCAAGAGATTTCCATCCCTGTGATTCAAAATCCAGGTCCAGGACGTCCGATGTTAGCTGACGCTTGCTTGTGTACCGCTTAAGGTGCCTTAAATTTTTGTTTTAATGTGTGAGCCATGTACACGGACAGATATCTGTCCGTTATAGTATTCGTCGGATTCTAATACTTTGCGGTCGAATTGTTCGCGGGCCTCAACGTAAGATGTTTCTGCTTTACTTTTACAATAATAGAGAATTTCTCGAGTGAATTTATCTTTGCCTAAAGTGTCTATGTCTTTAGATAGTTCAACGCTGGACCCGTAATATTCCTGCCAGTCGCTGTCAATTTTACTTCTAATTTTCTTTTTCTTCTTAGTGCCGTTCTTTAACTTTACAGTCTTGTAGGTCGTTTTACTAAATTTTGCTAATTTTTTGCCAATGTATTGGCGCCCCGTGACTATATTGGTAATGCAATATACAAAACCAATGCAGTCATCGGGTAGTTCATTAACTATAGAGTCTTTATAGACCCAAGTCAATTACTTTGCAGCCTTAGCTTCTTTACGTGCGTTCTTTTCAGCAGTAATTTCGTTACGGCGAGCCTTGACTAGCTTAGAAACTTCTGCAAGAGCCTTGCGTGAACGGGTACCGGCAGCAGAATTGCCACCTGTAAATTTTGCGTCTTCTGCTAAGAATTCTGCAAATGTTGTTTGTAGTTGTGCGTTTGTTGTTGTCATTTCATCTTTCCTTTTTTGGTCTTCCTCGTTTCTCAATGTGTGCAGCTTCTTTGGATGCTTTTAACGAAGCTGTCCAAAGATTTTTCTCCACAATTTTGAGATTCCTTAAGATTCTTCTTAAATCTGTTCCAGTTCTGAAACTTTGTTGTCTAGTATAAAGCACGTTGGTATTGTGTAAATCTATTAACATAGTTACAAACTTATTATACGTTTCTTTATATTCCTCTAGTGCAGACATTTATCCCTATGCCTCAATGTAGTCGACGTCATTTGAGTAACTGGTAAAACCGTTCTCTTTGATAACTCTAAGAACGTTGTTTACTCGACCAATTAATTCATCCTTGTGTGATATTAAGTATATATTCTTATTTCGTTCCCTGGCCATCTTCTTTAGAACAGCTAATCCGGCTTCTACACCCGCTGCATCCATACCGGCATCAATCAATTCGTCAATGAACAATAGATTTATATTCTGATATAAGTTTTCCCATACATCACGGAATGCAAAACTTAGTGATAGAATCAATCGATTTCGCTCACCTCGACTTAAATTATCAAAATCTAAGTCTTGACCTAACTGAGTAATTTCTACATTTAGATCGTTTAAGAATATTACCTTATGCGGCAATCCTAGTTTGTCGACATAATATCCCAGTCGCTTGTTTAAGTATGTCAAGTTTTGATCAATGATCTTTTTACGGATAAAACTATCTTTGTTTGTTAACAATTTTAACAAAAATTCTTGATGATCTCGTAATTTAACAAGCTCGTTGATTACATCCCATTTGATTTCTTGTATGGCAGTTTTCTTTAACTCTTCAATCTGTTCGTCGTACGGGTTGTGTTCATCACACTTATTGGTTAGTTCTCTTTCTAAATTGTCTAAGTTGTTTTTATGTCCTAATGCCTCTGCTTCAGTTTCGTAAAACGTATTAGGTTTAGGCGGCATTTCTCCCGTACCCAATTCCTCTACGATCTTCTTAAGGTCCTGCGAAACTTTATCAAAGTATTTCATCGCATCGCCTAGATGATGCACAGCGGTAGTGGTCATTTCTTCGTGTTTATGGTCGTGCAGTTCTTGTTCACATGCGTGACAAGTTTTATTTGCTAGACTTTCTAATTCTTTTTCGTATTTCTTAACAGTTTTTTCAGCTTGCCCGATTGCAGAATCTAATGTTGCTCTCTGCTTGTTTAAGTTACGTATCTTGGTATTGTTTTCGTCCCAAGTTTTTAATGCAATGTGAGACTGTAGCTCAATTTCAATATCTACACTTTCTAATTGCAGTATTGCTTTGCCAAAACTTTCAAGATCTTTATCTTTCTTAGTTTCCCATGCTTTGCTTTTGATTACAAGACTGTCAATGCTTTTTTGTACATTATCGTTTGCACTCTTTATACTTTCAATCTTAAAAGTTTCTGCCTGAATAGTATCTTTAATTGACTTAACTTCTAATTTTAGTTTTTCTGATTTTTCACTTAGGATTGTAATGCCAAGTAGCTGCTCAATAACTTCTCGCTGTTCAGCAGCCCGCATTGATAAGAAAGGTTCTGTGTAGGTATTCAGCGCAACTAAATGCTTAAACATTGTGTGCGACATTTCCAACATAGTGTCAATATATCGTTGCGTTTCTCTGCTGTCACCTTGGCTGTCATCATCATCATTAGCTGATTTTTGCTGAGCATCGTTGACAAACAGGCGCATAATATTAGGTTTGCGGCCTCGCTCAATGCGATACAACATATTATTCTTTTCAAACTCAACCGTGACTAGCATGCCTTTGCCGTTAGTCTTATTAATTAAGTTTTCTTTTTTAATGTTTGTTAATGCCTGTCCGTACAGTGCATAACTTAGTGCGTTAACAATAGTTGTTTTGCCAGTACCATTTCGACTACCGCTGTCATCTCCGCCTAGATCTAAGTTAGCACCTAACACCAATGTTAGTTGCTCTTTGTCAAAATCTACTGCTTGTGTTTGATTACCTACTGATAGGAAGTTTTTAACTGTAATATTTTTAAGTTTTAACATTTATAGACTGTTGTAAATTGCTAGTAGAGTTTTTGCATCAATATTGTCTGAGTCAATGTTGAGTAGTTGCTCTGTTACAATCTGATCAACGCTTTCAAAACTAGCATCCGGGTTATCATCAGTACCGG